ATCAATGCCATACCCAAAATACTTCATATATATTTTAGTGTGGTTTTTCATTAAAAAGGTAAATCATCGTTTGTATTAATACTTACTGCTTTTGTATCCCCCTTTGCCTTTGGGTCGTAATCATTCAAAGTAATCTTTACATTCTTGCCGTATTGGTCAGGCTCGGCAAATATGCTGATATTTAACTTAATATACTTTTTGCCATTGTATTCGTAGGAATGTTCAAGTGCATCCGTAATACATAGGCTGGAACTTAAAAAAGTTTCATTAATCTTTTTACCGCTTCCTAATCTGATTTGTGTTTTTTTTTCAGTCATTGTTTTTAGTTTAAATATTCGTTAATTAGTTTTATTGTTTCTCCGAATCCCTGTCCAAATTCTGCTTTATATCCTTTGCCCCTCAATTTAACCATCATTGTTTCCTGTTCTTCGTGATGTGGGTTTTTCCTCATTGTGCCGTCTTTTTTAAATACTACATTGTTGACAGTTTTTAGTTCTATAAACAATCCATTATACCCTTTCCGTGGTTCAGCTAAAAACAAATCAGGGTATGCGTTAGAATATTGTAAAGCTTTGTGGCGCTTTGCCATCCCTATTGACATTCTCATTCCACTACTAAAGTCAGTACGGAATATTACATAGGGATACATTTTTCGTATGTAGTCGCAAACCAACCGATGCAAGTCTTTCTCTAACATTTCATAAAGTTAAAATAAAGTTATTCACAAATAAAATAAAGTTATCAAACCTTGATTGTCTCTATATTATACAAATCTTTCATTTCAATTTCGTAAATAGACTGTTTTAATTCAAATTCTGAACCGTCAAATCTTTTTCTTATTGTTCCTGTTGGATAATAAATTGCTTTTGTATCAATTTCAATTTTTGGAATCCATCCACATATTTCAATTACATTTTCAATATTATTATAATTACAAAAAATCAATGTGTTTGAATCGTAATCCCTTTGACAATGGTAAAAATTATTTACATAATTAGGTTTTACAAATCCTTTACGTTCCATTGTTTTAACGTCTATTTTCTTGCCATTGTAAATAAAATCAATACCACCATCAAACCCAATTTTAAAATTTGGATAACAATTAAAGAAATATTTATATGTTTCAAATTCACCAATTAATCCAACTAATTGATTTCTTTTACTGCCATTTCCAAAACTTCTATTCCCGATATTATTTTTATTTAAAAACTCATTTATTGAATTTATTAAATTTTCAGATACGTTAATTTTCATAATAATTTTATTTATCAAAAGCAGTTACAAAATTAATCCCAGCTATGGTTAGTTGATAACTGCCTTTGATATCATAAATAACCCTCCTTTTTTGTTTTAGTTTATAATTTTTTGCGGTGAATAATACTACTATTCTACGCAGATTTGCAATGATTAATGTATCTTATATGTCGCAAATTCCCATCATTTGTGCCTTATATGCCACATTATGCATGATATATCTGTCAAAATTCATGCATAATGTAAAGCTAAATTGCTCTGTGTTGGTATTTATATCCCATAGTATGCAAAGCTTTTACAATACTGTTTACAGAAATCCTTCCTTGAGCATCTCTTGTTTCCATATCCATAATAGCTTGTTTAGTTACACCTAGTTTTTCACCAAGTTCTTCCATACTTAAATTTTTTTGTAATCTACAAGATTTAATAACACCTATAATAGTAGATTCATGTTTATCAAATCCATGTTTCCACATTAAATCTCTAGTAAGGGTTTCAATGAATTCATCAAGTTCTTGTGTATGTTTAAACCATTCTCCATGTGAATGTAAATGTTTAAACTTTAGATGATGTGTATACTCATCTTCTACTGTTCCTTCAATTAACCCTAATATACATAGCTTAATCGGACAACTTACTTGTAATTGACTTAACCTGTTATTAATTTCATTGGTGTATCCAATTTTTACATACTCTGTATGCTTAATAAAATATATCATATAACTTTACTTTTTTGCAAATATAAATAAAAGTAAAGATATAACCAAATATAAGTAAATCTATTGGTTTACTTTTTCTTAAATATGCGCAGTATAACTACTGAATTTTGCACTATTTTAATACTGGCTTCATCATTAAATTTCGGTCATGTCGGAAATGTGCCAAATTATAGACATTAATTTATCAATTATTAATTAATCATTCGCAGCCAAAATCGGGTGTATATACGAATGTTTGTAGCGCATATAAGCTAGTTAGGTGCAAGTTTTAAAAATAAAAAACCAACCGCACTTTTAGAATAATCGACCTTGAATACTTGGGTTGTAACTTGCATCATATCTTTTATTTTCTCCTTTTGGGTATTGTTCAACTTTATAAGGTAATATTTCCTTCATTCGTTTAATTTCTTTTTTGTTTCCTAAAAACATAAAATACCTATGCTTTCTCGGTCTATCTTCTAAATAAAAATCATCTCCATATTTTTCTCGCATCCATTCAGCTCTATTTTCTTTGCCTCTACTTAAATCTGCTATTGTTGCTCCATGCAAATGTTCCAGTCCCTTCACCTTCCAATCTGTTCTTTTTGCACTTAATCCAGTGTATATAAAATTAGTAGCTTGGTAAATATATCCATGATGATTTTGTGAAGTATCGGCATAGCTAATTATTACTAATGCAGTAGGTAACATTTTCAAACTTTGCGAAACCAAAAACGATAAGCAGTTTTTTTCTAATCCTTCATTTATTACAAGCCTATTTAGTTCCATTAATTTAAATTCATCGTTAAATATTCCTCTTAAATTGCTGCTTACTGGAGTTGAATAAGTTACTATCCCTTGCATTAAATTGGTTTCATTAAACAATCCAAAAGCATATTCAATAGGCGGTATTCTTTTAGCATAATGCTTGTATTTTAACCATTCTGTTGTTTGGCTATTATCAATGCTTTTAACTGTATATTTTAGCTTAATAGCCATTTGTTTAATTCTTTTCGATTGTTAAAATATCTCGCTTCAATAGGGTTGTCGTTTTCATCCCACTCAATTCTATTACCTAAATTGTCAATCGGATAAAGCACCCATTGTTTTTGGCTCTTATCGTAAAAAAATTCAAATCCAATTTTAATATAAGTTTTCATTTTCCTCCCCTTTTTTTATTTTTAAAACCAAACACCTAACAGCACCTATACGCAATTTCCCCACCGCACGAAGCCGACACACAACTGCGTATGGCTGCAAAACGTTATGTGCCATTAATCAAGCAGAATAATCCCCATCGGCATTACGTTCCTTAACTTCAAAATATATAAAGCTAATTTAGTTCTACCATAGTAACAGTTATCACATCCGCAATCTTGCTTTGATGTTTCAGTATAACCTTCCTCATTAATTTCTTCCTCGGTCATATAGCTTTTAATCCCATCAGGATTTCTTGTGTCATAGCTGCATAATTTTGAAGTTATTTCTTCTGTTGTCATAATTTTATAGTTTTAATGTTTCCTAATTGAAGGTTATGGCGGTTATTCAACCATATCAAAATCAATCCTATTATCATTCATTATCTCTCGCAGCTTATCCCGAACTTCATTTAGTTCTTTACCGTTGTATTTAATTTCTCCCCTTAACCATTGGTCTAATTCCCATAAAGTGCAATACATTTTAGATGCTTTTGTTGCCAGTTCAAATTCTTGATTGTCTTGTGGTAATTCAAATTCTAATATTGCTTTCATAAGTTTTTATATTATCATTTCTTTAAATTCCATTCTTTCACCAATAAACTGAAAAGGGATATTTTTTAAATTACCGTGCCTATTTTTTGCTAACTTAACAATACATTTACCTTCTGCGTTATGCGTCATCCCATCAACTTCTATTTCTTTAATCCCGTAAGTTTCGGGTCTCATTAGGAATATAACTGAATCTGCATCTTGTTCAATTCCTCCGCTTTCCCTCAAATCGCTTAACTGTGGCATCTTATCTTGTCTGCTTTCGACTGCCCTGCTTAATTGACTTAAAGCCATTACCGGAATATTCAACTCTTTTGCTATTATTTTACAACCCCTACTTATTTCTGCAATCTCGCTTTCCCTATTCCCTTTCCTATCTACTCCCGACATTAACTGAAGGTAATCAATGCAAAGAAATTCAATGTTATATTTCCTTTTTAGTATGGCTGCTTTGCTTCGTAAGTCCCGAATATTTAAACTTGGTGTATCATCAATGTACAATTTTGCTTTCTGTAACCTTTCCTCGCTTGCCATTAACATAAATTTTTGTGCTTCTGTAAGGTTGTTTGTTCTTAAATAATGATGTGCTATACCACTATCCAAACTTATTAATCGGTTAACTAATTGCTCCCCTGACATTTCTAAACTGAATATTCCTACTGGTTTATCTTGTCGTAATACGTTTAATATTGCATTCAACATAAAAGCCGTTTTGCCTTGTGCCGGCCTTGCAGCAAGTATAATTAAATCAGGGTTTACCCATCCGCTTATGTATTTATTTAAGCTTTCCCATCCGGTGTTAATCCCTATCTGCCCATTCTCAAGTACTGCGTCCCTTTCCTTTGCTAAACTCATAATGTAATGCGCCATTCCCTTTTCACTATTTTTATAAATGCTTTCCTGTGCGTTTAGAATTTTATTAGAAGCGTTATTTAAATGGTTTTCTATTTCGCCTTGGTAAGAATCGTTAACAAGTTCCTGCCCAATTACAATA